ATTATATTGACCGTTTTGAACTTAGAATCGTTCACCACGGTTTTAAAGAAGCCTGTAAACAATTCAGGTCTCTTTATAATTTTGGTCTTCGCTATTGTGCTAGATCAAAATCAGATCCTTTAGAGCGTTTTTCTTTAAAGGAAGGATTCCCTCGAATATTAAAACCATTCAAGAGAATCATGGATGGTGAGCTGAAGTCAAAAGCTTCGGTACTCACAATCCTCGATCTCCCTAAACTTTATGGTGAGGGAGACGGTCGACCAGATTTGAAAGGAATTATCGAATCTGGTGTAATTCCAAAAGCAGAACATATTTCTAGTTGTGCATCTGGAAGTTACTTCATGAGATTGAAAGAACATAATGTTCTCCCATCTGATGAAGCAATGACTCTTGCAGGAGCTTGGGAACAAGTCCTGGAAGAATCTTTCCCTTCAAGTAAATTGAAGGAAAGGCAAGAACGACTCAAACATTTTGCAGGTCTGAGTATTTCTTCTAAGGCTGGGCCAAACGGACCAGCCTTAATATCCGCGCCGAGGGATTTCCTCGCCGTTCTCGGACAACTAGACTTTAAAGGGTCTAGTCTTCTCTCTAGTATCAAACGATTGTCTGATATTACGGAGAATGTCGATTTAACCTCAACTATTAAATTTTTTGAGGGTATAATCGAAGAACAGGTAAACTTACACAGTTTCCCTGAAAACTCACACCTTTCTGGAAAACTTTCCATAAAGCAGGAGCTTTTCGGTAAATCGCGTTTAATCGCGATTATCGACTTCTTCACCCAGAGTTGTCTTAAACCTCTGCATGAAGTACAGTTTGAGTGGCTTGGCCATCAACCTGAAGACGGTACCTTTAACCAGGATAACGTCTCATCAAGAATCAAGCAATTGAGTCTTGAACCTGTTACACCTAGAAGAGCTTTGTTCTCTCTAGATCTAACAGAGGCAACCAATAGGTTACCCATTGATTTACAATATGAAATTGTAAGTCAACAATTCGG